TTTTGTTTGAGGAAGAATAATGAATACAAAACAATTATTATACTCATTATCATATCCTCACATACTAACAGCTTTAGAAAGAAAAGAAATTACAGCAACTATAAAAGATCAAGCTGATACGATAGCAGATTTAAGGCAGGAGCTTGCTAAAAGGAAGGAGTAAAAAATGGAAGGAATAGAAAACGCATTACCAAGAGCCCATGAAATGAATGAGCTACTTAAACAACTAAGAACTAACGAGCTTACCCTGGAAGAATATCTTACACAATGTGCTTATTGGGGATTAAAAGTCATGGATGATATTTATTGCAGGTCTTTACCCTCTAAACCTCTGGAAGTTATAGAGTATGAGAATTTACCCACTTATAAAAGGGAACGCTTGACCAGAGAATTTTTCGCTGATAATCCCGGAGTAGAAAGATACTACACACAAAAAGAATGGGTTATAAGACAGAACAAGACTAATTTAGAGAAATTGGAAAAGTTTAAAAAGTACATTCCTGAAATTGATACTAAAAGTCACGATGAGATAGACGAGAAGATATTAGATTTTAAAGCAAGGAAGGAGGGATTTTAGAAATGAAAACGAAAGAAATAGAATTTTTAAATGATTTACAAGATGATTATGAGGAATTGCAAGAAGGAGGGAATAATAAAGGCATAGTAGAAGTTATTAAACGATTAGAAATGTTAGAAGAAATAAGAAAGGTTTATGATATAAGCCACTTTGAGCAGAAATACTTCCCAAAACCATGTAGCAAGATAAAGCAGTTAGAACAGTTTAAAGCTGAATATGTTAAATATGAACATAGTTATTATATGGAAAGATTTATGGAAACTTGTATTAAACTATTTAAGGAGAAGAAATGAAACTATTACAACCATTCATAATTTTAGCTGGTCTGTTGTTCGGAGCTTTGCCGGAGTGTTTATATTGTGTGTGGAATAGGGTAAGGGAAGGAGTAAATAATGACAAGAATAGTATTCGGTAAAGCCAGTGATTGGCTACCAACAAAGACAAAGAAGAAGAAAACAAATAGAAAGCAAATAAGAAAACAACTTGATACCTTATGGTCCGAACTCGTAAAGAAAAGAGCCGGGTATATCTGTGAGAGAAGTAGTAAGACACGATACCTTAACTCACATCACATTTTCTCAAGAAGTAATCTCTCTGTTCGTTGGGATTTGGATAATGGAGTATGCTTAAACGCTGGTTGGCATACCCTCCAAACTAATTCTGCTCATAAAGCACCAATAGAATTTATCGAATGGATTAAAGATAAACGTGGAGAGAAATGGTATCAAGAATTGAGGATAAAAGCAAATCAAATTAAGAAATGGAGTACACCGGAATTGAGAAATTTGCTTGAGAGATTTAGGAAAGAATTGGTAAGTGATTATATATTGGGGGTAAAATAATGGGTACATTCAAAGTTCATAAAAAACTATTAGCAGATGCAGAAAAGATTACAAAACTATATAAAGCTCATGTATCAATAAAAACAATAGCTGCAATTGAAGGAGTGTCTTTCAGTACAATTTCTCTACATCTAGAATCAATGGGATTACGAATCAGGAAAGCAAGAAGAGGACAAAATCGTCCCGTAAATGCCCGATATCATTATTACCGGGAAAATAAGGTAGAAAAAAGTAAGGAATTACAGGCACAGCAAAAAATCAATCAAGAATTTAACGATAAGCCACGCACCGGAGTTAAGCATATTAAGGTCGATATTGTAGGTGATGATGCAAGGCTGATTCATTATGCTTGCGGATTAAGTGTGTAAAGGAGAAATAAATGAATGAAATTACAGTACAAAATTGGTACAAGGATTTGGTAGAGGATTGTCACAATATCATAACCGAGGCAGTCTTTCAATCAAGGTGGGCTTTAGTAGAAGGATATCATAGTTTAGGCCAACGCATCATTTCCGAGCATGAAAGTTTTGAACGAGCCAATATATACGGGGAAAAGATTGTGCAAGGTCTTGCGGAATCTCTCTCAATGTCACCACGCATGATTTGGTATGCAGTACAGTTCGCAAAGAAATATCCCGACCTTAACAATATCCCCGAAGGTAAAAACATAACATGGAATAAAATAATAACAAAATATTTAACTACATCAAAGAAAATAACGCAACAGGTAGAATATTTAAAATGCCCTGATTGTAATACAGAATTTCAATGCCCTAATTGCGGAAGGAAGATAAAAAAAGGGGAGGCCTAAACCTCCCCACGCATCATTTAAGTATAATAATTAATTATCAAGATAGCCCCTATAAGTATAATAACATCAAGTAATATTAAAAAGACAGTAAATTTATCAACCTTCATAATATCCCCTTATTTTAAATTAACTCTAACCTTAACTTCTGTTAGTAAAATATTTGTATATTTTTTAGCTATCTCATCTTCAGTCAGTCCGCTGTATTGGCTCATTTCATAATCAACCATAAGAGCCTTTAGAATATGATTAAAGACTAAATTTAATTGATCTTCTTTATTCAACTTTGTACTTTCAAAAAGTTTTTCTTTTCTACTTCAAAATCCTTTTGTCCTGGTTTATAGGTTTCAGTTTTCATGGTTTTACCCCCTTTCAATTAAATTTATTAGCTTATAACGTTACCAAAACAGCCTTCTTTTTGATGATTTGACTTCTTTGCTTATGATGTTACGCTTACGTTCCCGGATCATCTTACAGAATACCCAAACAATCATACCAAGCAAAACAGCAAATACAATTTTATAAGTAACTAGATACATATTAAACCTCCTTTATTTAACTTCATTTATCCATTCCATAATTTTGTCTGTTATTCCTTCATAATCCATATTACCATTTATAAAAGCATCACAAAGAAATCTTTTTATTTTACGTTTTAATTCTGCTTTATCCATTTTAAACCCTCCTAATAGATTATTTTAAATATACTTTTCTTTTTTCCTTTTCTGTTATTCTTATTAACAAACTTTTCCGCATCATCGCAAGTGCGAAACTTCTTAACGCCCTCGCCATGACCATTCGAGTAAGTACCAATAGAATTAAAATAAACCTTTACGACCTTAACCATTATAGACCCCCTTTTAAAATTCTCTATTTATTATTATTCCATCAACTTTAACATCAGAAAAATAAAACGCTTTATAGTATGCTAGTAGATTGATATATTCAAGTGATTTTCTATAAAATTTATGTTCACCCTCTAACCCTATCCAACTTAAACAATGTGTCATTTTTTCACCTCCTTTATTTGTGTATAAAAACAAAGTAATATTAACCCCGGCCACTTAAAACCGATATAGCTTTAATCGATGAAACTATATTTTTTAATACCCGTTAAGGTACTGCCTTAAATGACCGGAATAATACGGCTTTATTTGCTATAATGTTTTATAACTCGTTTTAATGCTTTTAACATGATTTTGTTTATCCGGGTATAATATTTTAAATAAAACTTTATATTAAATATTCTTAGCTTGTTTTTATTCTGATCCCCGATAATATACTCAATGTTTTAATTTACTCAATTTCTTTCCCTCCCTTTATAGTCTTTTATCTTCATAACTTAATTTATAGATATTACATAAAACCCATTTATAAGCATCTTCTTTTCCTTCTGCATAATTATATAATGCTCCATTTCTTATAGATTTATCTTTTTGCTTTTTTGTATCATTGTAATAGCTTAATATAAGTAATATTTCTTTTTCTTTTTCCAATTTTTTTCCCTCCCTCTTTCATTAATTTATTTAGTGAGTTTAAAGTGACCACAAACGTTTCCATTAACATCGTGTATCTTTTCATCAGTGTAATTATTAGCAATTTTAAAGATAATATCTTCTAATAATCTTTGTATTTCTGCTTCTCTATCACCATCAAATGCTTGATTATCTGTTTCAATTTTAATTGTTAACATCTTAAATCCTCCCTTCTTTGTAGTATAAATACTAAGTAACCTTAACCCCGGACACTATAAATAATGTCCGGACTTAAAACGGCTTATAAATTTTTATCTATCTTATAAATACCACTAGCTATTTTCTTTTCTGTTTCCTGCTTTGTTTCATTTAAAAATAAATTTCTGTAACGTCCTGTTGTCTTGCTATAATCCCAGTCATTCCCTAAAGTTATAACCCCATTAATATCTCTTTTAACTATGATTGAGTTGTAAGACTGAAAAAATGTGTTCCCCTGGTCATCTCTTAATTCAAACTGATTCTTAACGTGAAATTGTTCAACCCTCATTTTTAGATCCTCCCTTTATTTTATTTTTGTAACTGCTAATGTCATAAGTACCAAATACTTGCCATTTTGTTTCTGTTTTTCCTAATGGTATTTTATAATTACATAATGTATTTGCTAACCTGGTTGCCTCTTCTTTGTCTTTTGCTTGTATTAAAAAGCTCGCTTGTTTTTCTACTGCTATTCTGTAAGTTATCATTTCTTTGTTTTTCTTTTCTTTTAACATTTCAATCCCCCTTTATTCTTTTACTATATATATAGTTCGACATCCCCCTTTAAATATCCTTCTTTTATTTGAAAATAGTTAGGTGTTTCTTTGCTTTTCTTTTAATGGTATTATTGAATAAATAACAATATATTACTATATTAATAAATATTTGACTATAAAAGAGTAATATTGTAGAATAAATCAATCTAACGAATTAAACCCAAATTTAACCAGATCACCTTCAAAACAAGTAAAAGAGTATTAAAAGAGGAAACTAACCCATGACCAAGAAGGTAAAGAGAACCATAAAAGAGAATGAATTTCTCAAAGCCTATATTGAGTGTGACGGTAATGCTCCAAAGGCTTATAAGAAGGTTTTCCCAACTGTTAAGGATTCAAGCGTTGATTCGCTGGCGGTTCTCCTCCTCACCAAGCTAAACCTTTCCATCTCTGAAATGCTTAACCTAACAGGCTCAACAGACTATATTCTTAGCCAAATAATGAATGAAGGACTTACCGCCAAATTAGCCAATAATAAGCCAAATTATGGCATCCGAGCCAAGTATTTAGACATCATATTAAAGCTCAAAGCCAAGTACCCGATAGATGAGACCAGGCTTAAACTCCCAGGAGGTATGGATAAGATAGACCAGGTCATTTTGAAAGAGATTAGATATAGCAAACAAGGCAATAAAAGCATAGAAGCAAGGACCAAGATTACCCAAAGCCTTAACTAACAAGGGTTATAGCTTGTATCGTCTTATAAGATTTCTTATGTAAAGCTAATTAAGCCTAAAAACTGAAAGTGTTATAAACAAAGGGTTAAATGGCAACCCTCCACCGTACAGTACAAGGAAACAGGGTTTTAAGGGTTAAATAAGGGTACAAGTACAAGCCCAAGCCCTAATTAGAGCTTAGAAGCACCTTTAAAGCACTCAATAAGCACTCAAGAGGGGAATAATCAGAGAATAAGCACATTGATAAGAGAATAGAGAAGGTTTAAGCCAATAAGCTCAAATTTGAAAGCGTTGGTAGGTAAGGGTTTGGTGTTAGTCCTACACCGTACCATGAAAGGTTTAGATTTAAAGAAATTGGATCAGCTATCCGGGATCATGGGATAGGGTGGTGTGGGGCATATATAGGAATGAATAATAGTATATGGCACTGGCTCATACATTTTTTATGAAATTATATGCACTTTAACTTAAAAGGGGTTTATAATGTATACTAAAAAACAAAAGGAAATTTTTACTATAGTCTGGGTACTAAGTTATATAATCGGATTGGTTCTTTATATAATAAGATAAATTATGCAGGCATGGGTTCGACTCCCATGATTCAACTCGGTAAGCCTGCCCGGTATAAATAAGTTAAAAAGGGGAATTATTATGAATCCTGTCAAAGCAGTAGAATCAGACTTATTAAAGATTTCAGATGCTCTCAAAGCTAATGAGCAGTTTCATAGAAATAGGGATTTAATGAATAGCAGTATTCATTTGGCAAAAGAAGTTAGATTCAGTCCTATAACATCAGAAACTATAAGTGCTGTAGAAAGATTAGAAAAAATAATACAATCATTTAAAAAAGCATCAGGAAGCTTTTAATTAGCTTTTGGCAGAACTATATCCTATATAAAATTTTATAAAATTTAACACTTTAAAGCACAATGGAGGGCATATGAGTGATAGATGCAGAATTAAGTATATCTACGAAATAGAGTGGTGTTGTAAAAAAATGGAAAAATATTACAGAAGCCATGATGATATAAAACTTGATGGTGAGAGTAGCGAATTAGTTGTAGATGGCAATAGGATATCGCAGTGTCCATTTTGCCACACTGATTTAGAAGTTGAATCATCTGTAACTCATTATTAAGGAGGGTATTATGGAATGGTTAATGGAAACATTTGGATGGGGACTTGTACCTATATTCTTTTTTGCAGTTATTATAGGTGATTGGTGGAATAGGGTATTTCTTGGGAAAGAAATAAATTATTAAAGGGGGAAATTATGGAAGCAGTCAATGAAAGAAGGGTGTTTCATAAAAGGATAAGAACTAAGCTGATGAAGTCTCTGCACTTGACAGGAAAACAGTATGTCAGACTGATGAAAGCAGAGAGGAAGATTGAGAAAGCAAGAAGAGAAGATAAGAATTTTTTAGATAAGGAAGATAAGGGGTAGCAATGGACTTAGAGATACCGATTCCGTACAACTATAAAGAATACGACTGGCAGCAACCGATAGTCGAGGCGTTCTTTGACAACAAGGATATCTGGATGAATGTTCATCGAAGGGGTGGGAAGGATTTACTTTCATTCTGTAGATTCCTTCTTCCTTCAGCTTTGAAGAGACCGGGAACATATCCTTACATATGGCCTACACTAAAACAGGGCAGAGATGCCATCTGGGAAGGGAAGGACGAGACAGGAAGAGATTTTATGAAAACTTATGTCCCTTCTGAACTCATTGTACGCATGGATAACCAGGATATGAAACTCACCGTTCAATCTGTTGGGGGGACTTCCCAGATACAGATTTTCGGCACGAATAAACTCCAATACAAGGACATGAGGGGAAAACCTGCAAACGGGGCTGTTTTTTCGGAGTTCTCAAGGCAGGATCCCAGGGGAAGAGATGTTATCACTCCCATGATACGAAAGACCAACGGATGGGAAGTCATCAACTCAACACCAAACGGGAACAATCATTTCAAGAGGGGATATGACTCGGCAGACCGCAATCCCAAGTACAATTACACTATAACGGCAACAGTAGAAGATACTTTCGACCACGACCTGAAGAGACTGGTGACAGAAGAAGCCATCCAGAGGGAAAGGGATAATGACCGTACAGAGGATTACATCAACCAGGAATACATGTGCAGCTTTAACCAAGGTATTGAAGGAACTTATCTCGGACGGCAGATGCAGCTCGCTGCCAATGACGGAAGGATGCTGGGACTGGCTTATGACGAATCCGTACCGATAAACACGGCTTGGGATCTTGGCGTGGGAGACTTTATGAGTATCGTCTTCTACCAGATGATTGGAAACTGGGTACATATTTTAGATTATGTCGAAGCTACAGGGTACTCTTTCTTATACTACGCACATAAACTAAGAGAGAGAACCACGCAAAAGGGATTCTATTACGGGACTCATTATGCACCTTTTGATATCAAAGACAGGGAAATGGGAAGTGATTCGGAAGAGATTATGGCTCTGTCGAGAAAAGAAAAAGCAGAAAGAATCGGCATAACCTTCGATGAAGTTGAGAGAACGAGTTTTGCCAACAGTGTCGATAACGCAAGGGCAATACTGAGAAGGTGCAAGTTCAACACCGATAGTAAAGGAGTACAGCTTTTAATCACCCATCTTGAACAGTGGGGGAAGAAATGGAGTGAACTCAATCAGGAATATGCCGATTTTGAAGCACCCAATATCCATAAGCATGGAGGGGCGGCTTTCAGGTACATGGCTACGGTAGTGACGGAAGAGACTCATTTAGCGAATTATGACGATATTGATGATGACTATGTAAAGAGATGTGATGAATTTACAGGATTATAGGGGGAATAAGATGTTACCATTTGAAAGATATAAGGTAAGTGGTAGATATGGAGATGATAATAAAAGGGTTCATCTTACTGTAGAAATAATTGATGATAACGATTTTTGCACAAACGTTAAAGTAGCCCCTCGTGGTTGGAATATACATGGATTTGAATATCCTTTCTTTAAGACTGTAAAACAGAAATTAAAGTGGAAAAAGATATAAAGGAGTAAATTATGCCAGATAGAGATAAAAAGGGACCTCGCAAAAGAAGCCCAAGACCATCGAAACCGAAGGGTGGACTAAAAAAAGGAAAGTGTAAATAAGGGGGAAAGAAATGAAAAAGAAAGCTACTGTAGAAGATATAAAAAATCTTGTAAAGATATTAAGTAAAAACAAGGTAGAGCCACCTTATTATATACAAGTGGAAAACCCGATAGAACGTGGTGACTTTATTTCCGATTCAGTTAGTACAGAATGGGAAACAGAAAAAAGGGGGAAATAATGAGTAGAAAATATATAAGAGAAGGAGTAGGTGAAGAAATAGAAGATTTTTTAGAGAAATTTCTTGAAAGGGATAAAGGTTATTATATGCAGTCCGATAATGGATATATAGAGGCTTGGAGATTAGAGGATAATATTGTTACATTAAAACTTAAAGTAAAATTAGGTAATTAATCGGGGTAGGGGTGAAAGGGATGCATAATGGAAGAAGCACAAGTTGTTAAGAAAAAAGGTGAAGTATTAAGAGATTTTGTAATGTCCGATTATAAAAGGGCAGTCAGGCATTGGCAACCTTTCCATGATGATTGGAAAAAGATGCGGAAACAGTATGACGGCATTTATCTTGTAGGTAAGGAAAAGTGGCAGGGGAATATTATAATCCCTACTTTAAAAAAGATTGTCCATGCCTTGTGTTCTCATTATATTAATATACTCTTATCTAAAGGGGCTGAATCCTTTGATATTGCTCCCGGTGAAGAATCAGATAAGGACAATGCTTCATTATTACGTTATAAGATGATATATGATCTTAATACCTTAGAGATAGAAAGAAAGATACTCCCTATTTTAAAGAATTTTGTTTTATACGGATATGCAGTCGCTTATGTACCCTGGAAGCACACCGAAGAATCTCAGAGAACAGGCAAAAAAACTGTCAAGAAAGTGGTAACATTTCATGGACCTGATTTGGAATGTGTTGATTTATTCAATTTCTGGTCTGACCCTAACTGCCTTGACCTTACTTCATGGAAAATCTATAAGAAAGATAATGTTCCAATTTACTACCTTAAAAACAAAGAAAAAACCAATAATCCTGACGGGATATATTATAATGTAGATGCTATAGAACAGACCACTTATCCCGGACAAGTCAAAGATGATGCTGAATATAAAGAAGTAGCTCAAACCCTCGAATATCACGGAATGGTTCCCAAGAAACTCATTGAAGGAAAACTTAGTGAATACACCGAACCCAATCCTTTTAAAGATGAATACGTTCCTGCTATTATCGTTATCGCAAATGAGGAAGTCTGTATAAGGGCAAGTGCTTATCCTTACTGGTGCAATGATATATTTGTACCCTTCATCAATGACCACATGGTAGATGAGAATGTCGGAAACGGTATAGGGCAAGACGTTAAAGCCCTTGCACCGATGCTCACCAATCTCTACAATAAATTAACAGATTGTGTCAATATAGTCGCTAATCCAATGTATGAAGCTGTTATAAACCGTTACTTAGGAAAAGCAAAGACTATCCTGACAAGACCCGGAAGAGTTCTTCCTGTTAGACAGCTTGGAGGCATAAGGGCTATTGACACTACCGCACAAGCTGCCTCATTAAGGACAATTCAGGAATTAATCGTGATGGTTGATAAAATAATAATGGAACTCACCGGTACGACTCCACAGGTTATGCCGGCAAGCGGTGAGGGAGATGTCCACAGGACAATGGGCGGACTTGCCATGATGAAGGAAGAATCCATGCTTCCCATAAATACAAAGATAAAATTCTACCTTGAACCACCTTTCCGCAAGATACTGGGAATTATCTATAGACATAACATACAGAAATTCAAGAAAGATACCGCAATAAGGATTTTAGGGAAGAAAGCAGAGAAGTTCGATTTAACAGAAATAACCAGAGATAACATTGCATTAAAAGGTAATCCTGATTTTGTACCTACTGGAATAAGTGGCTTTATGGAAAGAATGTCTGAAATCAAGAATTTACTTGATTATATGAAGGTTTTAGCAGGAGTGGCTATCCCTGCAACCAAGATGGATATGATGGGAAATAAGATACCTATAGAGGGCTCTGACGGCAAACCTATGATGATACCTTACGGGAACATAGCTTACATAGCTAGAAGGATTGCCGAACTGTTAAGACTGAAAGAGATAGATAAAATAGCACCCGAAGTTGAAGAATTGGAGAAACCTAAACAATTAAATGCACCAAAACAGAAACAGGGAGTTAGTAATATTCCCCCAAAATCCGGGCTCCCCGGAATGGCAGGGGGGCTTACCCCGGCTCCCCAGTCAGGGGGACTTAGAACAGGGGTATAAAGGGGGTAACTAATGAGATGGCATTGTCCTGAATGTGGATGTGAATTTAATCATAGTTTGAGTATGACAAATGAAATAATAATCTGTCCTCAATGTGGATGTACTGATGTTAGTCCAAGTGATAGTGCAACAGATTAAAAAATAAAGGGGAAAAATTATGTTAGAGTATATCAAGAAAGTAGAGGAAACTACAAAATCAGATTATGTGAATACTGCTTTAAAGAAAGGTTGGGTTTTACTTAGAATAATTAACTTGGAAACGAGATTTTTATATGTATTAGGATTACCATATTTTAATATAAAATAAAGGGGGAAGAAAATGCCAAATGAATTAACAGAACAAGAACAACAACTTGCTTTATCAGCTAAAGATGCTCAAGTCTTAATCGCACTTGTGAACAGCGAAGGTTGGAAAGTCATAAAGGAACTGTATTTTGATGTGACTATAAAAGATGCCAAGGAATATCTCGCAGATGTAAAGAATATAGATATTAATATGATACAGGCAAAACGTGAATTACTAAATTGGGTACAGAAATTATTGGAAGATATCCAAATCACAGTTGATATAGGTTTGGGTAGCAAAATGGAATTAGCAGAAATCTTAAAAGAAAAAGCGAAAGAAAAATAAAAAATATATAAAGGAGATTTATATCCATGGACAAGAACATTGAAAAAACTGACCCTTCCACAGAAGGACAATCAGCAAAAGATGCTGTCAAAATAGATGTAAATGCACCCCTTACGCTTGAAGAAAGCAAAGCGGTGGTAGAAGCAGAAGGCGGACAGATAGAGGAAGCGATTAATAAAGTCAGGGCAAAGAATGAAAGGAATATTCCACTTGATGTAATTGAACTTAAAGAAGAACAAAAAGAAAAGAAGGAAGTAAAACAGAAAAAGCAGGAAATAAAAGAAGAAATTAAAGAAGTAAAAGAAGAAGTAAAGAAAGAAGTAATAGAAGAAGTAAAGAAAGCAGAAAAGATTGACCCCAGTAAATTTGAAGGCAAATCCGAAGCTGAGAAAATGAAGATCTACAAGGACATGGAATCCAGCTTCACCAAGAAGAGCCAGAGAATTGCAGAGTTGGAAGCTAAAAATGCAGAACTGGCGGAGACTAATAAGAAACTTGATGAGTTTGAAAAGAACATCGTTGTCGACCAACAGAAAGATATCAAGGTAAAGATACCGCCATATCCTGATAAAGACTTGTTTTACGATGACCCTGAAAAGTATCATCAGGCAATCAAAGCTCATTATGATGCTAAACTCAATGCAATGGTGACACCTTTATACGGAGAAAACTGGGCGAATCAGAAGCAGAGGATAATCAACAAACTCAAGAAGGATTCTGAAAAAGACATCATACCTTACACCGATGTAGAAAAAGAAGTAGAATCAAGAATGAAAAAGAACCCTGCTGTACTGAATCAGTACAAATTAAAGTCAAGGGAATATTTCTATAACCAAATCAAGAATGAGAAACTTCCTCAAAAATTAAGTGATATGAAAATCGAAGCTAAAAAAGAAGCAATAAAAGAGTTGGAAGAGGAGAGAACATCTAATAATGAATCACAGATTATGTCCTCTGATATAACAACTCAAAAAAGGGAGACAGCACAAGTTGATTTTAAAAGAGAGCTTGATGGTGGAGCTGACCCTGAGAAGGTCATCCAAGCTATTAAGAAGAAACACGGAATCACTGCTGACATCTAAAGGGGAATACTAAATAGGAAGTGATTTATATGTCAGGATTTGAAGATACAGGCGGCACTGGAGCAAGAGCTGGTGGAGTTTCAACAGGAGCAGCCGCTAAAGATATTAAAACATTATACAAGGCAGTCTACTTAAAAAATAGAGAGCCAAAGTTAGTTTATGACCAGTTTGCAGCAAAACAGGACAACGACATGAGTATCCCTTTAAATAAAGGGGATAATATAGAATACACCAGATATGCACCACTAAATGATTATGACCCTGATTCCAGACCTTATGCGTTACTGGTTGAAGGGACTACCCCTGAACCGGAAAAATACTATGCACAGACCGTTACAGCGGTACTGGATGAATATGGTAGTTATCTTAAACCGTCATCCCGAACATGGCTGACCGCATTTGACCCGAAACTGGGTGGGCTGATAAGTTTGGAAGGAGTCCAGAGTGGTAAGACATTAGACCTTAAAATACAGAATGTAGTCGCACAGGGATTTATGGCAATGAGAGGTGATAGTGATGCTACTTATTCAGGTGAAATCGTAGCCGCTTCAAGTGCAGGAACTACGACTGTGCCTATCTTTGATTCCTTACCGACAGCTATTGGAACAGCTACATATACAGACAGAACCGGTATTGTAGTATTTCTTGATGGTAAGAATCAGGGGATAGTCAGGACTTTTGTCGGAGCAAGTGCAACTACTATTACTGTAGGAGCACTACCATACGCTATGACCGATGATGAAAGAGCATGGATATGCGACACAACCGGATTAACCACAGGTGACAAGGTTACCGTTGACTTGATTAAGAGAGCAGAAGCTAAACTTGAAGAAGAGGAAGCACCTATGTTTTCAGATGGATACTATCATGCAATAATCCCAAGAGGTGGAATGAAGTACGACTTTATGAACGACACCGAGTACATCAACTTAAAGCATTATGCAGCACCCAAAGACCTTTACAGGAATTTAGTGGGTGAACTTGGTAATGTCCGTTTCCATGAAACCACAAATCCTTACAGGCATACAGCAGGAACTATCGGAACTTATGTAAAATCTGCTGCACCAAGAATGATAAGTATGTTTGGAAAATATGCTTTCGGAAATGTGAAGTTATCAGGTAAAGACCAGAAGTTCTATATTAATCCTCCTCCTGAGGAAGGTACTACTACCAATCCATTAGGTATGTTTGGAACATTGGGTTGGAAGAATATGTATGCACCCCTTGTACTCAACGGAAGTTGGGGCGTAAATATTTTTTGTGTGCCGACTGTACTATAATTAAATGAGGGGGTTTATCCCCCTCTAATTCTTTGAAAGGAGATGGCTAAAATGGAATGGACATCAATAACTGATTGTGCTTACGATGCAACTATAACGCTGGTATCATCTGACCCTGCGGTTATTACTATACAACTAAAAGATTTCTCAGGGCATGATTTAAAAGTCCCTGCTTCTGTGATGGCATGGGTATCAAGTACGGCAACCGGAATCGACCCTTCTGCATTATCTTCAGAGATAGCATTAACTGGAAGTGGAGATGGTGCTGTGCTTATTCATCTGTCACATTATCTTTACCAGTTGATGAGTGAAGCAGATGGAGACATAGATATAACTATTACCGATACAGGCGATACAGCTCAATATCTTACTTTACTGATGCCTAACGGAAAATTAGTTGTAAGTGAACATCTTGTATTTGTATCATAAAATTTAAGAGAAAAAAGAAGGTGAATTAAAATGGAATGGACTCCGATTGTAGATTGTGCTTACGATGCAGATATTACCGTGGGTACTTTAACGAGTGATACATACCCTGTCACTATACAACTAAAAGATTTTGCAGGTAAGAATTTAGATGTTCCTGCCGGAATAATGGCATATTATTCAGAAGTCTCAACTGGGCTTGTCCCTTCAACTGTGACTACAGATTTAGCAATAACATCAGGTGGAGCAGGAG